TCGGGCCTCCACCGGTGCTATAATGCGCCTGCAACAGCAATGTTGTAACTCTGCTCGCGCATATACAGTGTATGCTACGCGAGCTATTTCATTATCAAAGTAAGGAACTCTCATGGGATTCACCTCTACTATGAAGCGTGAACGGACGTTCGTCACCGTTGATGGCTTTATAACCATCAACGATCGACCGCCTGCCCACCGCCTTCAGAATTTTGGTGGATTAATTAACCAAACCACTTCTTATCGAAGTGGTCGTGGGTATGACAATGATTCTGCTACTCTCACAAATGCTCAGATTGCATCTGAGTATTTGGGGGATAATGCGAATCATGTACTGTATCCTTTCGATACAGGTCATCCGTTTGAAACGAACGATATGAAAATGCGGACTAAACTCCGTACACTTCATATCAAAACCGTTTCTTCCGGTTTCGACATCTCGTTTGATGGTCAGTATGCGCTTTCTTGTGCGCTTCCTGATCAAGCTTGGTTTGACTTGCCCTCTCTGGATTTAGTTCCATTGGGGACCAAGGCTATCAAGTTAACAAACCCGATTAGACCCACTGCTTCTCTCGCTGAGTTTTTGGCTCAGATGAAAACAGGACAAGAACTTCCTGTTGTACCTGGAATCACTCACGACGCAAAGTTCGCGTTTGATTTCAATTTACTGTTAGGTAACAACCTACAAGATACTATAGCTCGTTATCTCCAAATTGGAGGTAATGGTTATTTGAATCTTGCTTTTGGCTGGACACCTTTCATTCATGACATCATTGCATTATCAAATGCAGTTTTACAATCTAGTAAGATTGTAAATCAGATGCTCCGAGACTCCGGACGCTCTGTTCGGAGGGCATACCGCTTTCCTACCACGACTGAAAGTACCATTATACAAGACAATATTGATATTCGTGAGAATAACATTAGTCTTATTGGTGCTGGAATAATGGGAGGAGACCCTTTCGGGAACAACTTTGTTGTTGCGGATGGTCAAGTCTCCACTGTCGATAGTATTTCTACCGAACAGTGGTTTTCTGGAGCTTATACATATAAGTTGGCGAACGCCGATAGTTTAGGCGGTCGTTTTCTTTTGTATGCGCAACTAGCTCAAAAGCTGGTTGGGCCGGGAATTACTCCGGCTGTGCTCTGGGACTTGACTCCATGGAGTTGGCTAGCCGACTGGATCGCTGACATTGGAGATATTTTCTCTAATGCCGCTGATTTTGGTCAGGATGGCTTGGTTTTAAGATACGGCTACATGATGTCTAAGCAGACAAAACGTAGGACTAGTATCGCATCTGGTATTCGTCTTATAGACGGACAACAGATGTGGCCTATGTCTGTAACTTTCGAGTCTTCTCGAAAGCAGCGGATAAGGGCTACCCCTTATGGATTTGGCCTTGATACGTCACAGTTTACTGTAGCGCAATGGGCCATTCTTGCTGCCTTGGGTATGACTCGAGGTGGCAACCAACTCAGGAACAATGATAATATCGAACCTGAGTGAAAACGCTTTACACAATCCGTGTGAAGTGCAAACGTGGGTATAGACCCACATGAACAAGTCAGTTGGTGAGTGCGTTGGCATTTTCAGATCCTCAATCAGTTACAATCGGAACGACTCCGGGTGCAGTTTCACTGCCCCGGACAGCTAACGGTAACGGCAGCGGAGTCTTTGACTCCAATGACGGTACCGTTGAACTGTCTGTCGCGAACTCTTATGGTAAGAGAACACGTCGGACAGCTCGTCTCGATTTCTCCAAAATCGCTCCCGATCCTTTGATCGCAGCGAACAACATCAAGTACTCCTCTTCGGTGTACATTGTTGTTGATCAGCCTATCACTGGTTTCAGTGTGGCTGAAATGAAGGACATTGTGACGGGTCTTACGACCTGGCTCACTGCCTCTTCTGGAGCTCATATCACCCAGCTTTTGGGTGGTGAGAACTGATCCTCGTATAAGTATGCGAGGTTTGGACTAGCCGGGGGGGTCTTTTGACCCTCCCGGTTACTTTGAAGATATCAGCGCTATGCATTGACTATAACCTCTCATTGAAAGGCATAGTTATGAAAAGGCTAATATCACTGCTGCAGTATGTACTCGAAGATTCGGGTACATGGTGTCGCACTAGCACCACGCGTGATCTAAAAGAGATCAAGCGTCGTGTCGAACACGAGGGGATATCGTTTTTAACGATATCCCTGACTAACTTTGGAAAGGACTTCGAAAAAAGTCTTGACCAAGGCTATGTCGATCCGTCTCTCTTCTTTGGTTTTAAGAGGAGAGGAGTAACCCCCCTATTTCTAGGAGGTTTCCTCGATCATGTGTTCGACCGTGACACTGGTGTGTTGCTAGATTTTTCTGAGATGCAAATTAACACTGTGCATGACGTAAGTCTGCTCAATGAAAAGGAACATCTGTTTATCAATAGCATCCGTGCTATACGTCAAATTACTTTGATGTTTGGCAAGGTTAATTACGATTGCAGTGAAAACCGCACTCGTAAGGCTATTCAGAATTATCTAGTGTGTGAAGAGGAGGTAAAAGCAAACGATGCCACCTTTCTCGGGCGACTACCAATCGAAAAGATTGGAGGCGTTCTTGAGGGTGAACCGATTGCTGTTTGGGAATTTCTGGACGACCTTATCCGAGAGGATATCGAAGTCAGAGTTAATCCCCAAGCATTCCTCCGGAGCTACCGCTGATCGACTTAAGGGAAACCGAAAGTATGATCGTATGCGGTGGACCCGGCGTTTGGATGACGTCTTCCCGGAAGGGGAGTATGCTCACCCAAATTGGAGGTCTTTTTTAGAGACCTCAGGTTTGCCTCTTCTCGAACCTGGAGAGGAATTACCTGTTAGGGTAATTACCGTTCCTAAAACGTTGAAAACACCTCGTATAATAGCTATCGAGCCTACCGCGATGCAGTTTATGCAGCAAGGTATACTCGAGCTAATCGAGCAAGAGATCGCCAGGGATAGACTCCTGACGTCCTTCATCAGTTGGAAGCATCAGGAGCCTAACCAGCTTCTGGCGCATCTTGGTAGTCTTAATGGACTACTAGCCACACTCGACCTGAGTGAGGCATCTGATCGTGTTTCCAATCAGCTTGTCCGTAAGATGACAAGTGGCTATGGCATCATTTATGACGCTATTGACGCTTGTCGTTCCAGGAAGGCTGACGTACCTGGCCACGGAGTTATCCGTTTAGCCAAGTTCGCGTCTATGGGTTCAGCGCTTACTTTTCCACTTGAAAGTATTGTTTTTATTACAATACTTTTTTGTGGGATTGAACGAGCGCTCAACACCCGACTAACCAAGAAGCTCTTAATGAGTTTTCTTGGTCAGGTGCGCGTCTACGGGGATGATATTATTGTCCCTGTAGAATTTGTGCCATACGTGTACAGCGAGCTCGAAACTTTTGGGTTTCGAGTCAATGCTGGCAAATCTTTCTGGACCGGAAGGTTCAGAGAGAGTTGCGGCAAGGAGTATTACGGCGGTTACGATGTTTCTATCGTACGTTGCCGTAGTGGACTACCTACCACACGTAGGGACGCTTCAGAGATTGTCTCCACCGTCTCCCTCCGTAACAGGCTTTTTAAAGCAGGCTACGTGAAGGCGGTAGAATATCTGGATGATGAGATCAAGAAATTGATACCATTTCCCCAGGTACTTGAGACTTCTCCGGTGCTTGGCAGGTGGAATGGTGAATACGATGTTCATCGTTACCACAAAGGGTTACAGATTCCCTTAGTCAGGGGACTTGTTACCGTTTCCAAAATTCCAGACTCGCGTCTGGAAGGATGGGCTGCTCTGCACAAGTTCTTTCTTAAACGCGGAGACTTGCCAGTCTTCGACAGAAAGCACTTAGAGCGTTCTGGACGTCCTGTGTCCGTCGACATCAAGACCAGGTGGGCCCCTCCCTTTTAGGGGGAGGGGTAGGTAGCTCCGAGAGGACTACCTGTGTGGAGACTTTCGTCTCTTGCGAGCCGATTGTCTCGCGGAGATGCACAAAC